TGTGTTTTCGGAAACCACAAAGCCACGCCCGGAATACCAATCGTTATTCTCAAACCCTCGCCCTGACATATAGGCCCGTTGGGCTTTGTCTATGTCCTTGCTGGTGTCGCCCAACACACGGCGAATGAATCTGCCTTGCAGGATTTGGTCGGATAGGTTTTCTCTATTTTCGGCTAAAGGCATAACGTTAGGGGTTATGTGTTAAGGGTTATGTGTTAAGGGTTATGTGTTAGAAGTAATGGAAATCTTTTTTAGTTGATACAAAACATTTAACATATCTCAGCTTATGATTGTTGTAGATAACGAGTTGCTTTTTCTTTCTTAAATAAATTTTGAACTGCATCAGCATGATTTTTTACGTTTTCTAAAACAGCTAAAGATTTTTCGGCAACCGATTTGAATTGTTGCGAAACTATAATTGCGTGTTGTGAAAATGATTGCATTGCAATTATTGCAGATTCAATCATTAGTTTGCTTGGCTTTCTAACTTTTAGTTTTTTAGGCTTTTTGTTTTTATGAACTTGATAATAATTTAGTTTTTTCATATTTAGTGGAATAAAAATCTGAAGTGATAACATACGTTAACCGCTATACTGTTGTGTCATTGGAAATAAATCTTTCTCGTTTTCAAGTTTAGCAATTAATATTCTTCTAGTATTTTTTATAGAATCAATAACTGGATATGACGGATCATAAAATCTTTTTTCTCCAAACATATTTTCAACTGATTCTACTATTTGATTCAATCCAGAAATTAAAGTTATATCCTTTTTTACACAAGAAAAAACAGTTATTCTTTGTAACTGATACAAAACATTCAACATATCGCCAATGGTGGGCTTTGTGCGTTGTTTTCGCCAATTGTATAATTTGTTTTCAGTAACGCCTTCCAGCTGATTGTATAAGGCTTTGCCGTAGGCTTCTTTATTGTTGATGGTTTCGTGAAATAGAATTTCGATTTGTTCTGTTGTCATGGTGTTTAAATTTCCGTAAATATACGGAACTATACCGGAGTATCCAAATTTATTTCTACTGACCAACCGTTGCAACCGTCTTTTTTCCAAACGGGATAAACCCTGATAGAATTTTCGTCAAGCCACGAAAGGAAACCACAAAACAGCCCTGTATGGTCGCCTTTGTCTTCTAATAGTTTATTGACAAAGGCTTGGGCTTTGGCTTGGGTTTGCACAAATATATTAAGGTAGCCGTCACGATCGTGTTCGGAATAGTCGGTTTTGTCCAGGATAAAGAACTGGAGAACATTTTCCCATTTGGCATTGTCTTCCTCGCCTTTCATATTAAATTCAGGCACGACTGCAATGAGATAGGAGTTGTCTTCCTGTACTCGTTCTTTTAGGATTTTAGACAATTCGCTGTCATCGACTACCATATCGCAGTAGTTGAACATTTTGACATTGTTATCATCGAATAATTGTGCAGCAACTTCTGCCTGATATTCTCGTAATCTATTAAGTGGTAGCATTTTTTTCTTGTTTTTGTCGTTCTAAATCGGTTCTTCGTAGGTCGTACATTCTGACCATTATTTGCCAAAAATTGGCTTTTCGTACTTCTTCTATGGTTCCAAATGCACCGCTTTCGGCAATACTAAATGCTATGGCATCCATTCCTATACCGGGAGCATCATTGGTGGGTTCGTCGTCGGTTTTGGAACTTTCGAATAATATGGAGAAATCTAGTTCTTTGCCACCCCACATTATTTTGGCATCGATAAGGTATTTTTGGAAACTGGCAAACAATAGGTAAAATCCATAAACGAAGCCTATTGGTGCGTGGTTTAATGTTTTGGCACGAGCTTCGAGATTGTTGGAATTGTAGGGCTGTCGCATATCGCCATCATAATTTTCTAATCGTTTTTTGAGGAATAGAAAAGACTTTTTAGGACGATAAAATAAGGCGGTAATGAGTTTGAGGATTTCCATATCTCCTGTGGCGTGGAAATCGTGAAACAATCGGAGTGCATCGGTATATTCGCCAAAGGTCATATTCATAAAACTGTCGCTTGGGCCATCAAGCGTTTTCCAAAGTGGTTTGAACTTTGGTACTGGATTATGAATGTAGTATTGTTTGATGACTTTCAATCCCTTTTCGTCTATATCAAAAAAATCGTCGATTAGTTCGGAAACCAAATAGATATTGGAAAACTTTTCTTCGTCTTGGTTGGTTTTATTTGATGGTTTCATATTCATCAACTTGTAAGCTGCATGAATGCGAAGTTCATCGTAATTGATAGCATCGTTTTGATAATGGAAAATAAGCTCGCACATATCCATATACTGCTGTGGGTCGCACTCGGAGAGGTCGGCAGGGATATAGCGTTTGAGCTTAGTTTCGGGGATTTCTATGGTGTGCATTTAGGCAGATAGTTTAAGGTTATCGTAAATCTTAACGCCTAATTGTTTCATTTCCTCTCCATATTTAAGGAGAATTTCTTCTTTGATTTCGGCATTGGATTTTATCCAGGGCGGGATGAACTTTGACGATGTGTTGATGGCGATGTATTCTTTGACCATTTTGACAATTCGACCTTTGAGAATAATTCTTTCGACTTCTCGATCTTGAATGGATTTGTGAAGTTTACGGTTTACGTTTGTAAACAACCGATATTTTGGATTGAAAAGTAAGTTTAGAAAATGCTTCATTTTTAAGAATAAACGTTTCATTATTTTAGTTTTTAGTTAGTTTTTGAGATTAAGCGGAGAAATATTTGTCGCCAAATTGTTGCTCCGGAATGATGATAGCGGTTTCGTCTATTGCTAATGGTGGTGCCAATAGTTTTTCGATTTCGACAAAGGCACGATTGGCATCATTGGTAAATGCTTGACGTGCGGCTTCGGTTTCGGACATCATAGGGGGTTTTGCTCCTTTGGTAGTTGCTTTTTCGCTTGTTACCATTTGGAGAACTCCTTCGGGATATAATTGCACCGATAAGCGAGGCATTGCCCAAGCAAGAGAATACGCCACCGAAGCTTCACGAATTAGGCGAATCAACTCTAAGTCGGTTGGCTCGGTTATGGGCGTATTGGCTTTTAAAGCAGTTTTTAATTCGTTGAATTTTTCACTAGCTAAACGTGGACGAATTTCGTATTGTTCGCATTTGTGAATACCAGGAGCCAACTTCAATAAAAGCAATCTGGAATTGATAGGAAAATGATCGTCAAACTCGGAAACTGTTCTAATGAATAGCTTTTGGGTTGACTTGTAAGCATCGGAACTCGTCCAGATGGTGTATAATGTTTCGGTAGTTTCAGAAACTACTTTTGAACGGTCGAGGAATTTTATCAAATCATCGAGGGCACGATAGTATCGTTTTTCTAGTGCTGCATTGTCTGCATCAATCATCCATTGAAATGGTAGTTTTTCGCTATCATCTTGTTTCATTTTTCGCCCATTATTGGTGTGCGAAATATCATTGGATGGTGCAAACAATCGATACGCATTTACAGCTATTGGATAACGAACAGTATAAACGAACGATTTATCATTTTCCGCAATAGTGCCATTATTATAAGCTTCAACTGCTTTATTATAAATTTCAATTCCAATTAAATCAATGACTTCGTTGGTTGAAGTGATTAAATCTGGAATAAGATTTTGTAGTTTAATATCAGCATCGAGAGCACCTAATAAATTTTTGATTTCAGTACTGCCGCTTGTTCCTGTGGTTTGAAATAATAAATTCATCTTTTATTTGTTTAGTAGTCGGTCTTTTGGAGCGATGTTTTGTTCTTTTTCGGGTTTTTCGTGATAGAAACCGAGTTTTAGGTTTCGGTCTGGCCAATTGACTTTTAGAGCATAATTGACCGCTTTCATAATAATCATTTCGGGAATATCAATACCAGTTTGAAGAAAGGTTTTGAGAGCGTAAATCTGCTCTGAACCGCTGTCGCTTTTGCCACTTTCGGAAACGTTACCCAATGCACTGTGTAAATTCAATCCAGCGGATAAAGCGTGGTCTGCTCGTTCTGAAATGGATATTTGAGCGGCCACAAAATCTTTAATATTTTGATCAATGACTTTTATCTCCCAACCGTGTTCAATTAAGTTAGTTCCATCGACTGTGAAGCTTTTAGTGGTGTGAAGATACTTGCCTGTGTTTTCATCGCCTGAGAGAACTACTGATATTTTTTCGAGAAATTCTTTTTGGAAATCTAAAAGCATTGAATTTTTATAAACAATACCTCTCTGGGTGCAGTTGGATTTAATGTCGTTTTCTTTTTTGTCCCAAAAAGCTTGAGGCGAAACAATATGATATTTAAGATTGATACTGTTTTTGGACAATGCTTTGAATATTAACGGTACAGCAGTAGAACGATTCAGCCATTCGAGAGAACCATAAAGGTCAGGCACAGTGTAATAGTCTGTACAAAACGAGTACATATTGGAATAAAGCACAGCGTTTTTGTTGGCAAAAGGAAGGCTAAAATCGAATAACGGATATACTTTATATTCGGATAATGATTCGATAGTATTGAAAGACCAATCAGTAGCCACAGCGTGTGTGGCTATACGGCTCTTTGTGTTTCTGGCTGATGCCAAACGTATTCTATCAGGATATACATGATTAATTTTAGATATAAAAGGCTTGCCTATTCTTGCCCCTTTACTCAATTCAAAACGGGAGAACACGCCCTCTATGTGCTGAAAGTCGGTACATCCCTTAATAAGGAAGTCTTCATATTGCCAAGATTGAAGCCAGTTTTTTATTTCAATATCATCTACCCATTCACGTGACAATGCACCATTGACAATCTTCTCTTTATATAATTGTGGACCTAATCCCCAAATGAGTTGGGTCTTCTTCTTAACTGTACCTGGTGCATTATGATTTGTTTGAACAGCTTGCTTAATAATGTCAGGAAGATCGTTGTTAGCCCCAAAAGGATAAACAATGTAATCACCAATATAATTGTATTTAGTATTCCAATCAAGGTTATTAGTGTTCCCTTTTAACTGATAGAAATCACGAGGCGTCTCACTTACCTGATAAGTGAATGCAACATCTTCTGTATCTACGATAGCTCCTCTACCTATGTACTCTATATTCATATCTTATGGTTTAATTGTATGTCCGTTGAACTTAATTAATAATGGCAAGTAGAACCAACGATTACCATCGTGTTGATTAACATACCCTATCAATATGCTTGCTTTGTCGCTCTGGTCATCACGATAGCCCTTTCTTAACTGGGCATTAACAACCTCTTTGAATCCATCAGTGGTGCGATTTGTAGCATTGTATGATAAGAACTTGAATGTAAATGGTATCCCTAAATCTGTGAGCGTTCTCATCTTTTTCAAAGCATCGTACAGTCCTATGGTGTCTTGCATAGTAATTACCTATTATTAATGTAATACAATAGTACTATTACCATATCACTTATGGTGTGACATCAATAATAGTAAGGGGTATGGATAGCTTCGCAGTGATAATGGTGGGCGGTCGGTCGGTCGCCCCAATCATATCTCTTTCGTTTTAAGGCATAGGTAAAGAGAAAACCGATTTTGAGCGGGACGGTATTTCCAAAGACAAACACACATTAAACCCCTTATTTATTAGGGTTTTAATGTTGGTTTTCAGTCTTTTATCTTTTTTTTATTTTTTGTAACTGTATTATAACGAGTGTTTTATGCGTTGTTTTCGCTTATTTAGAATGATTATAAATTTAATGTTTTGATGTAAATAAATGTTTTTTTTATATAAAAACATTTCCGTATTAATACGGTATTTTGTATCTTTAAGTAATTAAAAATCAAATAATTAATTAATTATGAACACAATGAAACAAGAGGTTAAAGGTGTCGATGTTGCAAAAGCATTCCCGACAGTTCAAATGGAAAAAACTCCCGTAAACGGAGAAAAAGATGTCGCCAGGGCGATGATTGAAAAGTTCGCTTCAAAAATTCCGCCAACAGCAGAAGAACGCATTGGAAGAATTGAACACTTTGAAGCGGTGTCGAAAAGGTTCAAATTGCTAAAAGAAAAAGCAAACGACCTAAAAATGTTCGATGCAGGGAACGACAAAACGAACGCTAAAATTATCCTCAAAAATTCTTCAGGTTTTGAGTTTAGCGTGAGTAATTCAAATGTGATTGGAAAAGTTCGAGATACAATGGAGGCAGAACTCAACATTTTACTTTCAGAAGCCGAAAACGAAATTTTAACTTTTGAAATCTAAAAAGTAGTAAAAACAAAAACCCCTACTGGTCGAAGAGTAGGGGTATTTAATCAATTAAAAATTATAAGCCATGACACCGATAAAATCTAACAGCCACAAAAATACGCCAAATTATCTATCCTACCAAGTACGACAAATTTTAAATCAAAAAGGGTATTCCTTTTTATGGAATTGGGATGATTACCAATATTTCAAAAGCCTTTGCAAAAACGCATTCGATAAAGCGCAAGCAATAGCCGAAAAGTTTTTAGAGGAGACAAACACAAAAAGCGATTACAATGAGTACATTTTTTAACCTCCGAAAACTGAAAATTTCTTCTCAATACTGCCGAGCTCTTTGGAAGAAACCAACCCACAAACCCAAACTTATTTTATCAGGCGATTGGATGAAAAAGGCAGGTTTTGAAATCGGGGAAAACGTAACAATATCAGTATCAAATAATTTATTAATAATCACTAAAATTTAAAGCCATGAAAAGTACAATCTATTTTAACAAGCCATTACAGAACGACAACATTTTCGTTAAAAGTGCCCTATTACCAATTAGTAACTATTTAGATATTCCAACCCGTAAAGGGTTGGATAAAGTCATAGTTTCAGAAAACCAAATCGTTAATATCGTTTCAAATTCTTACGGACATTTGCCAAACGAAGACTTTTTTTATAAGGTCGAAGAAATGCTTATCAATTCCGACATCAATTATATCACACGTAGTATAAACAGAGAAAACCGAAGTTTTGCAGTTGATTACATTTTGAACGATGATAATTTTAGTATCAACATCAAAAACGGATTAGACAAAATTCGTCCAATGCTCCGGTTTACAAATTCTTATGATGGTTCTTGCAAAACTTCGGGTACCTTTGGATTTTTTCGGGAAGTATGCAGCAACGGACTGCACACCGCAAAGACCGGAATAGGATTTTCTTTGAAACACAGGGGAAATATTAACGAGTTAGTTCTCCCAGCAATAGGGCAAACAATCTATAATTTTTTAGATAACGAATTTTACGACCTTCGCAGAAAATTCGAGGTACTTGCCGATTTCAAAATAGCCGACCCTGCCGAGATTGTCAAACGCATAGCAGACGAAACCAAACTTTTTAAATTTGAATCATCAGAAAAGAACCCAGCGCCAAGCCTTAACGCTCGCCTAGTATTGGAAACCATCGAAAATGAAACCTTGATTTTAAAGGAAGATGCGAATATGTGGAATGTGTATAATGCCTTTAACGAGATACTTCACGGCAAGATGAAGAAAACCTTCGACCAACAGAAGAAACTCGATAAGGAGTTGTTTAATGTGGCCCTAGAGCTTGTTTATTAAGCAAAAAGCACCTTTCGAGGTGCTTTTTTTATGCCAAAAAATTTTCCGCCCTAGCGGGCGGGAGTGACTTTTTTTTCTTTTTTTTGATGAAAACTAGCGTTTTCTAATAAACATTCACAGTCCATTTCACAACGTTCTGATTTTTCAAAACGCTATAAACCTTGTCCAAGTCTTCCTCGCTTAGCTCTAAATTATTCAAATTTACAATAATCTCTGGTCTATCATTCGGAGTATGTTCTTTAATTGAATCTACACCTCTAATTTGAATTAAATCATTAATAAAATCATAATCTGTCATAAAAATTCATTTTTAAATTAATATTCCTCCTCCCGACTATCTTCCCAAACAAAATATTCCTCCAGATACTTCCACGCAGCTTTCAAAACTTTATCCTGGTTATGATCTGTCGCTTCACAATTATTCTGAACAAAAACGCCAAACCAATTTTCGTCCAAATACTCAAAACGGTCTTGCTTGCCAGTAAACTGAAAATCCTTGAAATCATCTACATTGATGAATTCAATTAGCGACAAACTCAAACGATGATAAATCCAAATTCTATCATCATTTTGCGAACCATCTTTTATAACCATTTCACAAAACAGAAACTCTGGTTGTTTAAACTCAAATTTCTTCATTTCCTATTTTTAAAGTTAGATCTAACGCTTCCAATAACTGATACAAAATATCCGCATTAGGCGAATAACGGCTTTGTTCAATCTTAATAATTGTCAATCTTTGACAACCAACTCGGTCGCCTAGTTCCTGTTGAGTCAATCCTTTCTGCACTCGGGCAGTTTGAATGATACTAGCCACATGTTCACGCTTTTTTTCAATAAGCATACTCACTACAATGTTTTTTTCTCTCATAATAATTTTATTTTTCTATTTCCCAACTGTTCGAAAACTCTTTGTTTTTAAATAATTCTGCTAGTCCAGATACTTGTTTCAATCTTAAAATTTCATCAGCATCCATACCTATATTTTTCATAATCCAAGCATCACTCATTCCTGCTTTCGATAATTCAGATACTATATTAGTCATCAATTCAATAGAGTGAGTTCCTCTAGCTCTATTGTGTCTAATGGTCGAAGCCATTCTATTACTCTCGTCTTTTTTAATAACAACAACTGGCAAAATTCCTTTTTCTCTATCGAATATATCTTTATGAGTTTTCATAATGGTATATCTGTGAAATCCATCAACTATCTCATATTTATCTTTTTCAGATATATAATAGCATACTATTGGCATAGTATAGCCATCTTCCAAAATTGATTTATAAAGCAATTTCATCTCTGGCGGAGCTACACTATTTGGATTATAACTATTAGCTTGGATTTTATCTATATCCACGCCCAAAACATCGTAAACAGGACTTCTCATAATAGGTTTCTGTATTGGTTAATAATTTGTTTTTTCTTTTCTTCTTGTGCTTTAGTTCTTGAAAAACCCATATACATACAAGTTGTATCATTTTTTAAAATAGTAACACAAACTCTTTTCCAAGACGGACATTTTTTAAATTCATCAACTCCAGTATCGTCCATCATTTCGTCAATGAAAATTAAACGTTTATGTGTATTTACTTTTACCGAAGGACTTTCTTTGTCTGTGACTCTCATTTTGACCCCTTCTTTTTTTAATTGCTCAATAAATTCTGGAGTTCTGGCACCACCTTGATTTTTCCAATGCCATTGCGATTTTTCTATTTTTCTCAAAAACTTATTTCTAGTAACATCTGGCAAAGTTGACAACAAAAAATTAGCATATTCTTTCCAGGTGAAATGAGTTGGTTTTTTAATGTTTTTCCAGCCCATTAGTGTCGTTCCTCCATAAATTGCTGTAAAATTCACCCCGTTCACACGGCTAATCATTTTAGCCCAATTATTAGGGTCTAATTCTTTGTAAAGCCTTAAATGTCCTTGACCAGCCGAATGAAAAGGACTAGCAATACGCATTTCACTTATTGATAATCCAGCCATATAGTATAAATCATAAGTTTTATTATAGTCATACTTAAATTTTGAATTAGCTATCCAAATATCCTCTGTATTCCAATCATAAATTGGATAAAAAGCATAAGTGTTTTTATCTACATAAGTACCGTATTTCTTTTCTTTATACAATTTAATCCTGTGCTTGCTGCTAAATATAGCTAGCCTAGAAAGACTTTCATCAGCTCTAATCCCAACTAAAACTGCCGTTTTGCCATATTTATCAGCAAAATATTTAGAAAAATCAATTCTAAAATCAAAGGCCTTTGTTCCTTTTTTAAAAGGAAAAGGATAATTGTCTATCGTATATAAGTATTTTGATTTAGGAAAAGGTCTAGTCCAAATCTCCTCTTCTTTAGCATCCCAAGGAATCCAGCCATCCTGATACATCGTAACCGAGCAAGAAGCTTTTACTGGCATACACAACCAATACTTTTTTTCTACATCTAAATAATGTTCGTTAAAAACTCTTTCGGCATACAAAGTGCTTTCGCTGTAAATAGCCTCATAATCTTGATAGTAAATCGCTAGTTTATGTAACATATCATTATTTTTGGCATAATCATAAGCTAAATTCATCATCACACCACTATCTTTTCCTGTGGAAAAAGCAACTAAAACATTTTCAAACTCTTCAAAAATAAACTTCAAGCGTTCATTCGTAGCTTCGTAAACATTTATATCTCTATTGTAAATTTTCATAACTCCTTTTTTAATTGTTCTCTACCCACTTTCTTAAAATAATCTACCATACTCGTTTTGGCTTTCACGTTCTTATCAAACAACGCTTCCAGACCGACATTGCCTGTCATATCCCAATAATAACAATCCTCTAGGTTTCCTGTTCTGTAATTCCTAAAACTTCCTTGTTCTCGCAAACCCCAATCAAAGTTTTTATCCCAAAATATCGTATAAGGATAATTTTGCAAGTTCAAACTCATTGATTCCTTTTGATAACTCAAAACCTGTGCTTTTGGGAAAGCTTCCTTGACTTCTTCCTGCGAACGAATGAACTTGCAAAAAATAAGATGCTTTTCTTCGGGATAGGTTTCAAAATGTTTGCGTAAGACTTCAAACTTATTTTCGGTGCAACAATAAGTGTGCTGCATCTTTTGGGTCATTTCAAGGAAGATTTTATTGTTCTTTTCCTCCAATGTTTTGTCGTCCAGATACTTTTCTTTCAGATATTCGTACTCTTCTTTGGTTTCGTCGCACAGTGTGTAATTGTAATTGTTCCAATATTGTTTGATTTCCAAATTCAAATCACATTCAAAAATATATTCCCCAATCAGCGAATAGAGATAATCTATATTCTCAATTCCTGTGATAAATTCCTTAACATAACTTCGTCCGTAACCGCCTGAATGTTTGGTTATTTTGGTATATTTCAAAAAAGTATTCTTAAATTCCGCATAATCCATTCGGAGGATTTTTGGCGAAAGGAAATGAATTTGGCTCCATAAATCTAATAAGTTTTTCGTGATGGGAGTTCCGTTCAAAATCAACTTATATTCTACCATTGCACCAAGCGTGAGCATCCTTTGAGTTCTTTTGGCCTCAAAGTTTTTCATCTTGATGCTTTCGTCCACGACCAAAAAACAACGCCAAGCCGTGGCAATTTGTTTATACAATTGCAAATAACTTCGGTCTGATAATTGCAAAGTTTCAATACCCATATACACCACATTCGGACAATCAAACCCGCCCCATTTATTGATTTCGTCAATAATACTCGGTAAACCATCCTTTGGCTTGATGCTTCGCAAAGGACCAACCCAAACTACTAGATCCACATCTTCCACCGAGTTCACCAGTTCTATTGTCGGACGAGTTTTACCAGTTCCAGGTTTCATAAACAAAGCCCCTGCCTTATTGGTCAGGTGCTTTGTTTTAACTTCTATTTGTTGCGGGAGAAGGGTTAGCATAACTGTTCTATTGGAAGATGTTTATTTATAAAATCTTCAAACAAATAAATATTATCACGGAGGTGTAGTTTAATAAATTCTTCTTCTCCAACTATCTTATGAGTGCATTCTTTTTTGTTAAAGTAAACGTCAGTTACAGGAGCAAAAAATTCTTCTTTACTAGAAGGATTCCAACAAAAACTTATCCATAAAATTAATTGATCATCATTGTTTTCTTCAGCTAGTTTGTTTTCAAACATTTCAATTCCTGTCGCTATAATTGTTTTGTCATTAATTATTTTCATCGTTTCAATTCTTTAATTGTGTTATTCTCTAAAGGTTCTATTTTCTTTGGTTCGTGATGCTCGACAATCCAAGTTGGCTTGATATTGTCTGGCAAATCCTCCATTTCATTAATATCAATATCAAACATTCTATTGATAATGAAAGCAGGGAGTTCTACGTGGCCACCTAGTTTTTTGTTAGTAGTAAACCGTCGGCACATACTTTTAGGAATCCAATGTTCCTCGTTGTGAATTTGGATTAGAAAAGCTTTAGGGGTTTCCCCCTTTAGCTTATCAAATTTTATCCTGGCACTTTTAATCACTATAAGTAGGTTAAATTAGCAAATCTTGCAAGAAGAAGTTTTTCGCCTTCGGTTTCGAAAACTATTCTAAGTTTAGTATAATCTCCATCTTGTAACTCTTCGATTATCTCACCTAACCCAAAACGATTATGCTTTACTTTTTTACCTTCTCCAAGTTCAAATTTTACGACAGAAACGTTTATGTTTTGTGTATTTTCTTTTGTTTCAAGTTCCTTTAATTTAAGAGAAGCCACTTCGATAGGCATATTTATTTCACTTTCAAACGAACGAAAAACAGTATTTTGTTTTTCTATAGAATCAACTTTTTTAATAGGAACAAATTTAGAACACATTTCAACCCATTCTGATTTTGAAAAAGATTTGATTTCACAGAGTAAATTATTTTCTTTAATTTGAATTTTAGCTTTTGCCTCTGAATAATATACATCGTTAGAATATAAAGGATCTCCAGCTTCAAAATTGTTATTAAAATAATCTATGAAACTACCTTCTTTAAACAAAACATAAACATTTGTAGCAGATAATTCTTCAACAATTTCTTCAATTTGAGAATAAACAGATTCTTTCACTTCGTTTTGTTGTGATTCAATCCATTGATAAGCCTGAGAAGGACAATCAATATAGCAAGAAACAATAAACTGACCATCTTTTTCAAAAACATAAGTTTTCGTAGACATCTTTTTGGTGTTGTAACCACGGTCTAGGTAGATTCTTTTCAAATCGCCTTTAACCCACATTTTACCGTTAAGTTTTACGGCTAATTCTTCGATTGTGATTTTTGGAGTAGTTTCCATCGTATTAATGCAGACTTTATCGTCCTGCGCCGGACTTCTTTGTTTTTGTTCTACAAATGTATGGTAAAAGAAACAATCTACAAAATAAAAAGTGTTAAATTTTCGTGTAGATACGCATTTTTTATTTTAGCTCCCCTCTCCTTGGGAGATGGGTCGGGGTGAGGATTAATAAACCCCAGGCTCCATCCCTGTAAACTGACTATGCGTATTCACCTGGTCCACAAAACTCCTTCGATAAATCAAATATTTAAACGCATCCGAGAAGTTTGTCGAATACATAGGCCTCAATAATATAGGCAAACTTTCAGACGATTTGTCTTTGTGCAAAGTCCTGGATCCTTTCGCATCAATTTTTATTTTTATTTTCGTGAGTTCTAAGGAGCTTTTCAAGCATTTACACTGGAACTTATCAATCTTCAATTTTATGAGCGTAGCGGTCGTTTCACCCATCAAGGCTTTGGCGAAAGCAAACTCTTCATCTTGGTAAATAGTCGCCTGATTCAAAGACATCAAATTCACAGTCCACCCAGTCGAAACGCCATTCTCAAACTCAATAGCTGTTTTCAGAGCATTTGCCCAGTCCCGTTTTGTTTTGCTGTTTTGGTTTCCCGAACGGTCGTAGTACATATCCAAAACTTTCATTTTATGATGCTTGTAAAACACCCTAAACTTTTTCCCTAATTGGATTTCATTCTCAGGAGCCAACGTGTAGAATTCTTTTAGGCAATATAAGTAGTTCCCTCTTGGCTGTGCCGTTACCACACTACACATATCACCAAAATCTACACCACATTCCAGTTTCGCATTGTGATCAATATATCGCAATGCCAAACTACTTTCCTCTATCTCGTCCGTCAAATTGAATTTATCATAATATTCAGTGAATACACCATCATCATAAAAATGATGTTCGCCAAGATTACCGTAGAATTTTTCTCCTTTCTTCAATTCACTTTTAAAAGAAAGAATAGCAGATTTAAATTCTTCGGGGCCTAAAGCTTTGTAAGTATCTTTAAAAAAACCTTCTTGCAAAATATCGGCATTTACCATAGACGAAACCATATAAAAAAAGGTCGAATCTTTACGAACGCGAATCCATTTTTCAGTCCATCGAGCAATGTTTTTTAATAACAATTCAGCTTTTTTATAATCCCGATCTATTTGAGCATTGTACAACTCACATTTTATATCGTTCAAAATACGGCCACATTCCATAGCCGCTTTTATTTGCTCGATATTCATATCTTTTTCACGTCCAAGCATCCAGTCGTAATCCCCTTGCATAACATTAGGATTATCGGACAGAAATGTACGACCACGATAATAAATAGAATTCTGAAAACTAGGGCTTTCCCCACGAATGGCAGGATCTAATTTTTTGAGTTTGTCAAAATTCAATAATCTTCCTTCATCGCCAAACATATGCTGAAATGAGTTTCCCGCCAATCCACTAGGTTGGTCAAGGCTTCCTAAAATCAAACGAACGCCAACTTTTGTAGAAATAGTATGCTTGAATGAATCTGTGGGTTTGTAACATTTTTTAAAATGTGCAGGCGGTCGAATGTCTGTAACATAATCCCGACCGTGAATCCATCCCTTACGCGCCCAACCTTCAAAAAGTGTGGGCACAATGTTTTTAGCAGCATTTACATACGTATCCGAAACAATCACTTGCTGACTGTGTGGCATATCATACATAACATTCATCGAACGCTGTGCAAAAATATCAGTTTTGGCAGCTCCACGACCAGCCAATAATATCAAATCTTTGGGTGAAATGAATTCGCAAACCATATTCAACCAATTTACATAAATTGGATTGATAAAAGGGTCTTTACTGCTTACGTGGGTTTTCCGACTCATTTGGGAATACTTTTAATGGCAATAGCAATGCTTCTTGCTTGATTCTTATTTTTTCTCTTTCTGTCAGTTCCGGTAATGAATCTATAAACTTATTTAAAGCAGGTCTATTCGTTTCTCCAAATTCAAATATTCGCGCATCATAAGATAGTAAGTTGATTGGTTTTTCATAGAAATGGTCTGGAATAACTTCTATATCAGGTTCATTAACCCCACGCAAAACCGATACATCCAAAAGCATTTTCACTACTTTTTGGGCATCGTTTACATCCTTGACCGTAAGCATAGCAAAGTTAATCATCTTCTCCATTTTGTCGGCATAGATATTCTTCCAAGCCGCTTTCGATATTTTGCTATCACAATAAAAATACTCCTGTGCTTCGTCGCACACTTGCATAGCCTTGTAGCGTGAAAGTTTTTTGACCGTCATTAAATGCTTGACAATACTTTCCTTGCTTCCCCATTTATCTATCCGCAGGAACATTCCCCGAACCATATCCAGTAAATCCAAATAGGCGACAATATGCACCGGAGCATTCTCTGGATTGCCCGTTTCCATAAAGTCGTAAATATCTCGTAAATTGATTTGATCAATAGTCATCGCCAAAGAGGATTCGGTTTCTAATGTTATTCACTTCGTTTTCCTTAGCTTCTTTCAGGAATATCTGTGCTGCCGTAATATTCCCCGAAACCGCCAATGCTTTCTGTTTATTGTTAATCTCAAATTCTGCCACCAGTTTGCCACGTTCATAAGCCATACGAACCAAACTTTTAAGATTATACCAAGTTTGCAAAAACGCTGTTTTATCCACATCAAGATACAAAGCAATTTTCTCTGGTGAATAATTGCAAGCTGCCAAGTCCTCGATGGAAGTGAGTTCTTCGTCCGAAAATCTATTTTCTAGTAGGTTCATTAGATTCTATCTTTAGGAAATTCAGATCGAATGGGTTTATTTATTAATTCTGGATTTTCATAAATATTTCCAACTACAACTGAGTTTTTATAATCAAACAAGTGAGCAATATAAAACTGTTGTTTATACCAATCATTTACTTTAGTCAACTGCCAAGCATTCTCATTCCATATAATCTCAAATTTTTCAAAATGTTTTTCTATAATATCGCCTTCGTAAACATCAATTCCTTTTTTATCAACTAATCCGGTGAACTGCATTAAAGCAGTATTTTCAGGATATTTTGTATTGAATTGGCTCATACTTGCAGAATCTTTTTCATCAATTCCTTGAACATAAAAAGCGCCTAAAAATCCAGCCATTACATTATGCTCCATTTTTAACCCATTCCAAACTCTAAATTTTATTTCTCTATTCATAATTTCCTTTTTTAGTAATTTATATACATATCAAAAAAACGTATAAACTAAACAGCGTTTTTGGGTACACGTTTAAAGATATACTTCGATTTATTCCAACCCACCAAAGGCAAAGCCAACAGAAAAATCAATCCCATTCCCAAAAAACCAAACACCAAAGCAAGTGTTCCAACAATAAATTTGATGATGATGTAAATGAATTTTGTCATTTTTTTATATTTTTTATTGCCCAAATAATTGTTCCAATAGTAAAAGGGATTCCGAAAATCAATAAGAATAAAAACAATTCTCCAGAAGGAGTCTTGGCTTGTTCAATTATAAAGTTTTCAATCATCGATGTGTCTTTTTAGTTTTTTTTCTCTTCTTTTTTTTGGGCGTTACATTCGACCGAATTGATTTAATCGGCTTTACTTCGTCTGGTGTCCACATATCAATACTTTTTAAGTTTATTTTCCGTAAACATTTTTTTTAACTACAAAAACGTTAAATTCACTAGCAATGAAAGTTCCTTCTGTAATTGACAAACAATTAATTTCAAATTTTGTTTCTGAATAATTTTCCATATTTAACCCAGAGCAGTCTTCAACTCCACTACCATCTCTTTTAATTCTTGAAATAAAAATCAATTCTTTACCTAGCATTTTCATATCAATATTTTTTAAGTTTACTATCAGTAAACAATTTCATTCTAAAATCATATAACCCTTTGCTATTCGCAAAAGTATATTGCTCATAATGGGCGTTTTCGCTCCAGTTACCAGAACCCTCAATCACAAAATAATCCTCGTGCGTTTGCAATAAACAAACTTTAGCGTGAACCCAAGCATACAAAACCGTTACATTCGGTCGAGTACTCGCCATTGCCATCAGGTTTTCAATCGTCAAAGGATTTCGCTTAATCATACTATCGGAAACCAATAGCGTAATGCGTTCAATTTGTCCTTTGTCGTGCATTTCTATCAAGGCACTAATTACCTTTCGAGAAATGCTATAAGTCGATGCGTGCAACTCCTTTATTGGATAAACATTAGCAACCAACGGAATAAAGGTAAAAGCATTGAAAGCCGTATCACTTTGCAAAAAGAAAAACTCCTCTCTTGTAGGAACTCGCATCAAATCATTTTCCAAGGAACTTATTTTTTGATAATGCGAAGCCAAGTATTTCGAAACAAACATTTGATTATCTACATCACACCCAGCACCCCCTTCCTTTGGAGGGGGATTGGGGGAGGATAACTTCTTATAATCAAACAACATCTACACGCCCAGTTTTTTGTTTACCAAAAACAGTTTATTACTCCGTTCCGACACACGAGCTTCAATCTCGGAAACTTTCTCTTCGTCTTTTGCTTTTTTAGCTTTGGCCAATGCTGTTTTCTTCACAGAAAAATACTTCGCAGACGACCCTTTGTATTTAATCAATTCATCGGCGGTCATATCCTCTACTTCCCGAGTTAATTGTAGTTTTTTGAATATGGGATGAACTCCCAAAACTTTACCAGTTGTTTGATAGCAATTCAACTCATCGTAGATTTTTTGGTTTTCGTCGAAAGCTTTAACGGCTTCGTTTGCCAATATAGCCACTTCCTCATTCGTTTTTGGTTTCTCGCCACTTTCCGCAGCCGCAATTTCTTCTTGCAAAGCCAAATAATGATTCCAAGCTGTGATTTTGTCCGCCACTAGAATTTTCATTTCATCCGGACAATCTTTCTCATTCAAAAAAGGAAATTCAACACGAATTTGTTTCGCATCCAATTTCGGAGCAAGTTTCAAAGTTTCAACTTCTTTTTTCAATTCCTCATTTTCCTCTTCCAAATCCATTTTCTCAAACTCTAAATTTTCTTTTTCTTCCTCCAGTTCCGCAATCTGCTCACTTCTATCTGCAACCTGCAAACTGGCTACTTTCTCCACATCGGTAATCCCGTGCATTTTCTGCAAATCATACAGCAAATTACTCAAACCATTTGGCGTATAGCCAGTAGCATTAATAACTCTTTCCACTGCAATATTCTTTCCGTCCGATTCACGATACAAGGCAAAAGCCTGATTAAATTGTTCGTGCGGAGCTTCGGGTAAGTTCTGAAAGAACTTGATAACTTTTGTTTTCATTGTATTTTTTATTTTGGTTAATAAATTAAATTTCCTTTTTCGTCAAACTGATCGTCAAACTCTTTTATTCTTTTACATTCTGAAAAAGCAGGCGTTTTACCCATACTATTTCGTTCTCTTGCTTTCCCACATTTCAAACAAACTTGATAGGTTGGCAATCCAAATTTATTCGTAGCTCTAGTTTGCCAATCGTGAAAACTTTCCAAATTAAAAACACTTTCTATAAAAGTTCTTTTTTTACAAGGAATAGCCAATTTGATTTTTTTCATTGCAGTTGGTTTTATCATTTAGTTTTTAAAAATGTAAAAGTGGTAATTACCTTTTAATTTCGGTGTGACATAAAAAAAACACGCCATTTCTGACGTGTTTTTCCAAAAAAAACTAACCAAAATAAAATACTATGTTCTTGAAATCTCTTGGAATAAAGTAATTCCACCAGCAATAAACACTTTCAAATTGATAGTTGCACCGGCAAGTCCTACCCAAGTAGTTCCTGAAATCAACAAAGCCGATTTATCGGTAACACCGCTTGCCAATGTTGCAGGAGCAACACCGCCACCACCTATCAAGGTTACAATATCACCGTGTGCTAACGTGCTTGTAGCAACCGCTATCGAAGCAGTAACCGCCAAGCTAGGCAATTGATACACAAAACCATTTGCAGGGCTAAAAGCCACCGCAGTCGAAGAAACCACATTGAAAGGAGAGCCAAAACTCAAACTTCCTGTGTAGTGTCCAGGAACATAACCCGATTTTGCAAATTGCTCAAAAACGAGTGTGTGCATTCTCGAATCGTTGTCATCTTTCAAACTTGGTTTCAACTGTACAGGAGCACATTTGGTACCAATTACTTTTTTGAAAGAATCAGTGCAAGAACCATAAATGATTATCGCATTTACGCCTGTCCAGTTTTGTACAAATTCGGCAATAGCCAATTCGTTACCCGGGTGTTCGCCCTCAAACTTGTGTTTGAAAGAAATTGCATCTTCGTCACCATCGCTTTCAAAACCAGCTTTGATTTTGGAAGGTGTCATATACAATTGGATCATCTTGGCTCCTGTATTCATCACAAAGTTTCCTGTGTGGTTCACGCCGTTTCCGTCACGTGCTGGCCAAGTCATAATATCATCAACTGCAACTATCGTTACATTGGGCTCTTTTGGAGCAGCTGCCCCTGGAGATTTTCCTAGAGGCTTTACTACATTTGTTCTTTGGTACATAATATTAATTTATTAATGCTTATCTACTAAGCGGTTATACTTCTTCCAGTTTCCACAAATACTCCATTAACCATAGTCAATTGGATATAATCGTTACTATCTCCCAATACAGCAGTTGTAACTACATTGATTGTAGCAACATCAGCAATGGTAACATCAACATCTACGGCATCAGTTCCGTATATTTTGATTGTTTTGCCTTCAACTCCATTCAAGATACTTGTAATAGTAGTATCAGCAGTTCCTGTGAATCTAAACACTGAACCACCTTTCACATCAAGAGCAGCAGTAGAGAACGAAATATCAGTAGTAGCAACAACTTCAGGAGCTGTGGTTCTACTCAATTCTTTGAAAGTACCATCAACGTTTGCAAACAATACGATTGTTCCGCCAAGTGATAAATCAAAGTTAGAAGCCAAATCTAATCCGCCATCGTCAACCAAGTTTTTAGCAGCTGCCAATCCTGTGTTTCCCTTGATACGGATAACAGAACCTTTGGTCGCTCCTTCAATAGCTGTGATATTGGTTTTCCAAGCCGAATCAACTTCAATGCTAGGGAAAGTTACTTTCAAAATTCCTGACTGATCATCGAATGCAGGGGCAAAAACTTCGTTACCAAATACTGGAACATTATTCGACCATACTTTTTGAACTTCAAAAGCTCTAGGATCGCCTGCGGCTAATTTAGTTCCCACAAATTTGATACGGATTCCCAAACGGTAATCTGCAAAAATATGTGTATCTCTTTTTTCGTGAGAAACAGTAAATTTTCCTTTTTCAGAAACATTGTACTCTAAAACCTGAATGTTTTTAGATTGTGTGATTCCAATGAAATCCGTTTTAGTTTGATCTACCAATTCTTGGAAGATAAAGTTAGGATAATCAATAGGAGAATTAGATTGATACATAGACTTAGCTTGGTCGGCTGCGTTTTGCACTAATTGTGGACGCACTTCACCAGCACGTTTCATATACGCTTTCAACCATTTAGTCGACAATTGAATTTCAAGACCTTGCTCTTTTCTTTCAATTTCTGGCATCATTTCGATCATTGTGTTGATATAATCCACAATGTTTGATTCTGTTGGAACACCAATATCAAAAGCACGATATTGTTGTTTCACATCTCTAAAGTAGTACCACAAATAACGCAAACCGTTTTGAGAATTTACAGCAGCACCCGGCAAGTTATCGCCATCAGGAGACTGTACAAAAATTCCATTGATTTGTGCGTTTCTGTCGTCAACCATTTGCACTTTGATTAATTCTGCCAACAAGAACCCAATAAAGGACATTTTCCAAGGGTGTGAACCATCGGCTTTGTTGTAGCTTCTAATCCAAGTGTTTTCGATTTCTTGCAATTCGTAACCACTGAAAGTAATGTCAATTTTCTTTCTGTAAACTTGACCTTGCTCGGATGCAATTTTTAATTTGTTTTTAGGAGACCAACCTTTGGCACGACCTTGAACAATTTCGGCAGGGATAATATATCCGTCAGAAACACGGTCTAATACTCCAGTGCGAGTATCCCATTGTGAAGGTAAACCTCTAAAATCATTGAATAATGATTCTAATGTACCGTTGTTTTCTTCAACAAAATGCTCTAAATCCGATTGTAACAATGGAATTGTTCCGCTACTGTTGAAGTCCGTGGCTTTCATTCCACCATCTCTCAAACGAGCATTCCAGGAACGACCTCCGTCAAAAGCATCATAGCTTTTTCCTGATCCAAATAAGTGTGTTGCTGAATGTTTCATAATTCCTCTTTCGGCTAGACCGCCTCTAATAATTTCTAAAGGAGAATCTCCCTCGGGTTCGTTAAGCAGTTTGGCAATGATAGCCTCTTGCTCTTTTTGTTTTGCTCCTAAAGCTTTCAACGTTGCCAATGTTTCGCCATCGCCTTTTTCGTCTTTTGCTATGTTCGCAATTTCCTCTGCAGATAAACTCGATTCTTTTACCAAAGCATCGATTTCGTCTTGAATGGCTTTCAAATCAAGGTTATTTTGAGCCATGTTCTTAATTTCGGTATCAATACCGTTGATAGCCTCTGTGGCTAACTTTTCGCCAAGTGCATCGACAATTTTTTGTCTTTGTTCGGCACTCAAATTGAGGCTTTTGTTTTCGCCATCAATCGGGAGTTCTTTCACGCTCAATAGTCCGCAAAATGCTAAAACCGTTTGAGCCATAATTTTCCATTTCATAGGAGTTTTGTTTAAAAGGGTTAAAAATTAATTACTTATAGTGGTTCAATTCACTCATTATATGAAGCCTGTTTATGGCTTGGTCAAGGCTACCAATTGCATCTATCATTCCGTACTCCAAAGCTTTGTCCGCTCCAAAAGTCTTTCCTGTCAATACGCCAATTTCTTCTTTCAATTTTGGGCAAGCCTCACGAACTGCATTCTGAAATTTGATTGCTAAAGGAGATAGATGTTCCGCTTTAATCATATCATACTTTCCTTCCAATGCCAATTGAATAGCTTGATTTTTATGTTCGCTTTCTTTTGGGTAGATGTCGTGAAAAACATAACCTTTCTCTTCAAGAAACTTTCTGTTATCGGCAAACGAGGCTACAACACCCACAGAACCAAAAGCGGCAGATACATTATTGTCTGCCATTTTATAATCAGCAATGGCACACATTGCCCAATAATGCAACGAGGCACATTGATCGGCAATAGCAACTACTGGTTTAGTTTTGTCTTTGGCAAACTGAATAAAAGGGCCTATTGCATTAACTCCTCCGCCTGGTCCATCTTCTTTAAATACTGTTCCAATGATATTAGGGTTTTTGTCGGCTGCATATAATGCTGAAACAATTTCTTCGGCGCCGTACGAACACATATCACCGTATTTCATCACGGGCCCAACCATATCTATAATAGCAACAGAACCCTTTGGCGGATTGATACTTCCAGAACTATCAGGACGAATGCTTTTTCCGTTGGCATCCACGACACTCATAAGCGAATGTGTTTTCTCTACAATTGGTACATTTTCGCCCATCATTATTTTATGAACCATTGGCATATATGCCAAAATCCCTTCGAATGACATTGCCCATTCGCCTCGGTTTAAGTCCATCAATAGTCTATCTACTCTCATTGTATTAATTTTATGCGAAGTTGTTATTATTAAAACTATTTCGCTGTGACAACTTTTTCGAGATTTACTCAAAAACATTTTCAACTTCCCGAAGGAGTTGTTTTTCCAATTGAGAAATCTCGGCAACTACTTTTCCTAATTGGGTAAACAAATTTTCCCTTACTTCAGTCAAAGATTGTATATCCGATAAAATCATCGCTTTTTTTAGTCTTAATTCACGGAGTTTGTTCTCGATATCGTTCATTATTATTTGTTTAAAAATTGTGTTACAACGGCTGTGTTTTTCTTTATGTATAAAAACATCAGGAATAAGGCGAACGCTCCCAGAACTACCACGCCTATCATTATGTAAATGATAAAAGAACTGTCGAAATTCTCTGTTTTCTTAGATTCTTTCTCCTTTAAGGATTGCTGAAATTCCCGATTTTCTTTTCTGATTTCGGCTATTGCAGAGGCGAAACAATCTATCGAAGCAATACTTCCAGTTTGATCATAAACTGTTTTGATAGTCGTGCCTTGCCTATTGGTTCTGTAAATAGTTGTGTCTTTATAAATTACATTTGGTATTTCATAATGCACCGTGTCGCCTTTGCGAAAGGTTTGGCTTTCGACCGTTTCTTTGAAACCAGTATCGGATTTTGTTTTGGCAGCTTCTTTCTGAATGTCGCAGGAACAACAAATAAAAAGTAGAAGAATAAATATTACTGCATTCTTCCAATAATCGAAAAACAATGATTTTATAATTTCCATGACATTACGCTTCATTTACGGAGATTGCTCCAGTTGCTTCTAGTTTTATAACTCTTACATTGTCGGGCTGTGCTATTTTCCAAACTGTTCTGCGAATGGCCATACAACGCTCTTTTCTTATCCTGGTAACACAAACCATATCCGATTGATTACCACCCAAAACGTGATAGGCTGTTTTGTCCTCGCCTACATAAATCCCAACGTGACCACCACCATTGCGAACAAAAACAAGAATATCGCCAAGCATAGCTGTTTTTTGTGATGTTCCAAACGTTTGCCAGTTTCTTGCCCATAACGGATTGTCAACTGGTTTCAGTCCTGCGTTATGACAAACAATAGCCATAAACAAACCGCACCAGGGAATATCGTCTTTGCGATAGCTTTTTTCTAGGTCTAAAGTTTCCGCCCATTTCAGGATTTCGATATTATCGCCTTGCCCTGGCACTTCTTTGATACCAATAAGTTTCACAGCTTCGACTAATAGTCTTGGCGATTTTTCGGCAGAAAGCCATTTGTATATGTTAGCCATAACTTTTATTTTTCGACAATATCTGTAATACTGTCTTTTACTTGTTTGGCTCTGCCTAATGCCTTTTTTAATAATGCCCAAACATCAAGGCCTGTGGCTTTTTCGAAATTCTCTTTGATAGAAACCGTTTCGATGAAAATAAGTAACATAGCCGTTATTTTGGTAGCCATAAATGAAACCGAGAAAAACTTCAGGGAGATTTCGCTTAACAAATGAAGGTCGATTACATATAGAGAAATGATACACAATTGGTACAATAACATTTTAGAAACGATTTCGCTTAGTTTTCGGCTGGTTACGAATTTCCAACCTCTGACTTTTACCGATCTGTAAATACCGAAAGCGGTATCTAATAGTATGGCAAAAAAAACGGCAAGCATCAAACCCTGTATAGGTGCCAGAAAAACACAAATGGAGGTAAATAAATAAAAGAGATAGGTTTTCATAAAAAAGGGTTTTAAATTATTTTTTCAAAAATAAAACCCTTCATAAATATTTGCTGTGACAACAATTTTTAACCTAGGTAGTTAATAACCCTTGGCGACTTTGCCGCTTGAAAACGGGCGACTATTTTGTTGTTTTTTTTTTCGCGATAGTATATTTTTCGCAATGTTTCATTGGAAAAACCAAACTCCAGAAGGTCATATTTTTCTATGAATTTGTCTATAGCATAAGTAACTACTGCATTATTGTTATTTTCTAAACACCCATTCATATAGGAGATAAACGACATTCTGAAAATATCCTCCAGCAAATCGTTGATGTCTTTGTTGGCTTCCTCGGGGAGCATCAAAAAGGAGTTTCGCCCACTTTCGTATTTGTAGAACTGCCCTTGATACTGCCTGCTATTGCCCGATTCGGAAATAGAAAGATAGAGATTGAAGTTTTCGACATTGAGAGGCTTTCCGGACTTGACCATTAGCAAACGAATAATCCTTCCCACAGTAGAAATCATTGGCGAAAACAAAACCGATTTTCCTCTTTTGTTTCCATACAAGAACTCCTCTCCTTCACTTTCTTTGAAGAAAAAAGGAACTAAGTGCTGGCGGATAACTATTGGAACTACTGCTGACATAGGTTGAAAAGTTATATTATGTTTTTTAGAAATTAAACAGGAAAACGGCTTTGATAGTTAGTTTAGTTATAATTCATCTTTTTCTATTGCTTTAATTGAATGGTCTTTTTCTAATTTGTGTAAAAACCAATTTATTGCTTTTCCGAAAGGTGTCAAAGTTTCTTTGATTTGATTTTTGCCAGTTACACCACTTATGCTTTCATCTGGATTTCCATAATTCACTCCTTTAGTAAAACGCATTAAATCATTGAGGATAAACTGTAAACAAACGTTCAATGTCTGGTCAATACTTAAAGATAAATTCCAAAGATATTTTGAAAATACAGGCTCGTTATCTTCCCTGCATTTGAAAATTGAAACTACAATTGCATAACAAATTCCAAACAATAACAAGTATTTCAATGCGAAATATGCTATAATGAAAACTACTATTGATTTTATTAAATTTCGCATAACTCCCAACTTGCATTACAGACTTGGTCTTTGTTATTGGTTATTAAATGCCCCAAAATAGTGTATTTGTCACGTCTTTCGGTTTTTGTTTCTTCGATTTCAAAATTAGCATCCAAAAAATCAGTCAAGGCGTTGCTATCCTCATAACTCATTTTAACAGTTTTGTTATTTACATAATCTTTTTTATCGTCAATAATTACCCATTCCTCTATAATAAGGTAGTAATTTTTTTCTTGTGGCATACGCACCACTTGAGTAATGTCAGCGTATTTAATAGCTGTTTTGCTTAAATTCCGAATGTCATAACTGACTTCTGTTGTTGTTCGTATCATTTTGTGTTTGCTAATATGAATAAATTGTCTAATTGTTCACTTGATAATCCCAATAGTTGAGCCATTGCTCCTAACTGTTGATTTGCCCTTTCAAAATAATTCGCATATTCCCAAAGCGATTGAATGGTTTCCTTTTGTGTTTCATCTTCAATTCCATTAATATAACTATTAATATTTGAAATTGATATACCACTATCAATCAATGCTAATCTAAACTGTGCATTGGTTACACTTTGTGGAACTACAACTTTATTGATTTCTGCCAATTCCTCTTCCGATAAATCAATAACTTCTTTTGTAACTATGTCATTTTCCAAAATATAAGCATCACTTAACTTTTGCGTTGTAATGTCAAAACTTGGTAAAACAACCTCTCGCCAACCGTCTTCAAAGTGTTTTTCAGTTAGTAAGTTATAGTTGAAAGTTCCTTTGTAAAAATTAGGAATTTCTGCGTGAATGGTTTGAATATTATCTATGTTTGATTTCATTTTATAGTAGTGTTGGAAAATTATAAATAAATTGTTTGTATATAGATTCGTTTCCTTGTGAATAGAATGTTATAGCTAAACTTGTTGGGTTCAATGTCATCCAATATAGGTTTTGAGTTTCTCCCGCAGTTCCATACATTCTCATAACTGTATTTCCTATTGAAGTTGGTTTTATCCAAATATTATAAGTAAATGGTAAATCATTAGTTGTATTCGTAGGAAGCATTAATGTATATGCGTAATATATACCAGAGATTGATGGATTTGTAAAATTACAAGCATCACCCCATTTACTACTAACATTAGTAGTTCCATAATATTGAACACCATCAGTTCTTCCATTAACTAAATCACCAGATTGTGAAAAATCATAGTAACATTCTAAATCTGTTTTCAAATCCGATGTCCAATTAGCGTAAACATTTCCAAATCCGTTTTTGTAGATTAAATCAATATCGGCTTTGGCTAGTTGTCTATTTTTATGAAATGAAACTTCGTCTATTAAACCTCCATAAGTTTGGTGTCCAAATCGCATATAATAAGTATTGTATTTTAATTTTACATAAGTGCCTACATAGTTTGAACTTGCTAAAGTAATTTCGTCTGAATTGATATATAGTTTAGGTACAGAACCATCAAATGTTACTGTTATCATTTTCCACCCATCGTTTCCTTTTTTAAATAAAAGTTTCTTGCTACTCATTACTGTCCTTGATTAATAGTTAGCCAATATTTTGTTGCCCCTCGATATTCAACCACCAACTGATTCAATTTAGTAGTTGAATAAGTTCCAATAACATTCGTTGCCCAATCAGCTGGTAATGTCAAAGCAAAGTTCCCTGTTACATAAATTGATATAACTTTTGTTTTGCCACTTGCTGGTAAATTGCTTTCTGTCAAAGTTGTATTTCCTGTCAATACTATGTCATAAGTATCGTTATTCCAATCTATGACATAAGTACCAGTTACAGAAGCATTAATGACTGATTTACCTAAATTCAAAGCATTAGAAATTATATCTGTTGCCGTCAAAGTCCTCAAATACAAATCCCTACGATTTGCCTCAAGACCGTTGGCGTTGATGCCGTCAAATATCTCTAATATTCCAGCTGAGTTACGGCGGAGTCCTAGGTCTTTTGTTCCAAACTTATTAGAATCTTGTGACCATTTAAAAGTATAATTATTTGCTAAATCAGTTTCTGATGAGTAAAATCCAGCTGC